AATGTTAGAATTATCACAACCATCTGATATTCCAGCTTTTTTAGCATTAGAAAATAAACAACATGGAGCTAGAGTAGAAAAAACAGAAGAAGAAACATCTAAAGGAACTGCATTAGCGGCACAGGCTGCAAAATTAGATCCGGAAAAAGATGATGCTTCAACCTATCAAAATTTATTACAATTTACAATTAATGTTCAAGATGAAGTATTTGATTGGACATATGGTAATACGGACACACCTTATATTCAATTAGGATATATCGTAAAAACAATTTGTAATAAAGGTAGTGATACTAAAATGGGTGATATGCCAGTAGATATTAGAATAGATGAGGCAGTTGCAACGGGTAGACAACGAATGATAAGTTGTTCGGAAAATGTTATCATACCATGTCCAGATTTACCGGAAACGGATACAAACGGAGAATCAGAAATAGATGGTAAAAAAGTAAAAGTATTAAAATTAACAGAAAATAGTATAGCATTTGGACCAATGAAATTGTCATACGATATGAAATTTCCAGAAAGCACGGCAAAAACTATGTATGGAAAAACAATAGATGGTTACAAATGGGGGTATGTAAAAAACTTATTTATATCTGCAGAATTTATTAAAGAATGTGCAAAAGGTTCAGAAACAAATAAAGACTTTTTAGTTAAAATACTTAATGAATTAAACATAGCAGGTGCAGGTTTATGGGATTTAGCATTAAGAGATATTGAAGATGAAACAACAGGTCATATGGTTTATACTATTGTAGATTATAATCTATCACATGATGTAGAACCACCACCATATATACCATTATTTTCACCACAATCTACTATAACAAATATAGATTTACAAGCAGATTTACCAAAAGAAATTGCAGGACAAGCTATGTTGGGTGGAGAAAATCAAGGTGGAGATACGAATCCTGGAGGTGCAATATTTGGAAGTGGTGGTGGTGAAGATCCGGTATTAGGTGCGGTAAAAAAGGATGTAGCTAATTATGGTGAACATGGTGGTGGAGGAGATAATAATAGTGGTGCAACAAAAGTAGTAGAAGATAATCGTTCTTTCCTAAAAAAAGGACTTGATTTTGTTGGAGATGTTGTGGGTGGTACAGTTAATGCAGTAGCAGATACAGCAGGAGCAGCGGTTGCAGCAGTTAAAGAATTTTTTATGAAAATGTTTAATGCACCTGGTGAGTTTAGAGTAAAACTTAATGCAAAAGATTATTATAGTGGCTCCGAAGAAAGTTATTTTGTAGTAGTTAAAGATGCTGGGCTTGTTAAAAATTTATATTTTGGTGAAGGAAAAGAAAAAGCTAAAAATTCATTATTACCTGTAAAATTAACATTCACTACATTAGGTGTAGGTGGATTTGTAATAGGTAGAGCATGTAATATTCCATATATCCCATGGTTAGATGGTAAGGGATATTGGCAAATTACAGATATTACGCAAAAAATAGATGATACTAAATGGGAAATTGATGTTGAAATAAGATTTAGAGTTAAATTTTAAGGATAAGAAAATGAATACTATTAATAAAAATATAGTGGATAGATATACTAATATAAAGAATACAAATAATTCTAGACAACCACTATTAGAAGCATATGAACCAAAATTAATAGAACAAGATTATAAGATAGGATATATTTATAGATTGTTTATAAGAAAACGAAATGAACCAATGGGTATTATTTATGAGATTGATAAATATACAAACAAAAAATATGTAAATAATCCATTATACATTACAACTAAAATTCGTTGGAAAATTAAAGGTGATAAAACGGAAGTAGAAGAAGCAAATAAAAAATCAATTGAATTAGGAAGACATAATATTTCAAACTTAGATACCTACTTAAAAAACCATTCTAAGTTTTGGAAAGGGTAATAAAAGTCATACTATTATTTGGAAAGTAAAAAATAATACATTATATTTATAATAAATAAAACAAGTTATATGAGCAATTTTAAACATCTAACCGATTTAGAAGTACAACAAATTACTTTCGATTGGCGATACAGAGGATTCACCGTATTAGAATTATTAACCGAAGAAGAGGTTGATGAAGTAAACGATGAATTAGAAAGATTAAGACAAGCTAGAATTGGTACAACTACCGAAGATGGTAAAGAGTGGGGTGAGTGGGATCCTTTTGCATATCCACATAAACTTTCTCCTAAATTAGAAAAAATGTTTTGTCATCCAAAGATTTTGGAAGCATGTGAATTTTTAATGGAAGGTGAAGTACAAGGAATGCAAACTTGGTGTTATTTTAAACCACCAGGACAATTAGGTAGAGACCAACATCAAAACGCATTTTATACAGGATGTGGACATAATGAAATTATTAACACAGCTTTGGCATTAGATAATCATGACCCTGAAAATGGAGCAGTGTGGAACTATGAAGGTTCACATAGATTACAAACTTTACCAATCGAAGTAGATGAAGATAGAACAAAAACTAATCCTACATTTTGGAGAAACGAAAGAGGTAAACCTTGTGTAATGCCTGAAGGACATGATTTCCGTAAAGTAGAAGGTTATTTAAGAAAAGGACAAGTAGTATTGTTACACTCACATTGTGTACATGGTTCTGAAGCAAATAACTCAAATAGATTCCGTAGAAACTTATTAGGTGGTTATCTTAAAAAAGGAGCAATCTTTAATAAAGGTGGACATATGAAAAGAGAACCAATCGATTTGCACGCATTAAAAGCAAAACATTGGACAGAATCAGATGAAAAGAATTTCGGTGGATTTTAATATAAAGGGAGTTTAAATACTCCCTTTTTTATTTTGATTTGTAACCAAAATAGATTATATTTGTTACATGATATTTGTAGAAGATAAATTTGAATTCCAAAGTTTTTTATTAGAGTATAGAAAGAATACTAATTTTATATACGTTAGATTATCAGATGAAGAAAAGCATGTGATGAACAATCGTATATCTTTTATTTATGTCAAATCAAAAAAGAATGAGTGGGTTATAAATGTAAACAATGGTGACGGGTTAGGAATTAAAGTAGAAGCATTGGAACAATTATTAGATACACCACATCCTCAGTTAATTTTTAATTACAAAGCAATTTCACAAATATTAAATTTTACTAAAGGGTTTGATATAGATTTGGCAAGATTTATTGAGTATGGTTATCATGATATTGAATTGGGTGATAATCAATTAAACCAATTTTACAAATCAAAATTTAAAAGTGAACCATATTTGAATGATAGTATTCCAATGGTTAAACAAATAGAACTTATACAACAATATGTTTCTAAGTTTTCATCTAATATAGATAAAAATACAATACGATATATAAATGATGTAACAAAAGCATTTGGGTATATTGAAAGTAGTGGATTAAAGATAGATGGGGATTATGTTTTAACCTACAATCCAGTTCATTTAACGAATGATAACTATGTTTACACTCAATACAACCTAATGACATCTACACTCCGACCATCGAACCGATATGGTGGTGTAAACTATGCTGCACTTAAAAAAGATACCGGTGAAAGAAAAGCATTTATAAGTAGATTTGATGGTGGTGAATTGATTAGTTGTGATTTTGAAGCATATCACCCAAGATTATTGATGGATATTATTTATCAAATGAAATTAAATTCAGCTGCAAATGTAAAAGAAATGCAATGGATGAAAGATTTTTATAGTAGTGGGTTAGATTTTTATACATGGATTGGAAATCAAATGGGTATTGATGATAGAAATGAAGTAAAAACTTTAATATTTCAAAATTTATATGGTGGTATTAGAAGTGAGTTATTAGGTATTCAATATTTTAAAGAGATACAACATCTTACTGATTTATTATCGGAAACAATAATAAAAAACAAAGCAATATTTACACATTCATACCACATTCAATTTGGTATTGAAAGATTAGAACCTATAACTCCTGCAAAAGTTCTTAATTATTATATTCAGGCATACGAAACTGAACGTAATATTAATAAAATTTTAAAGATTAAAGAGAAATTAGAAGGAAAATTAACAAAATTGATATTATATACTTACGATGCGTTTGTATTTGATGTGCATCCGACAGAAAAACAATATTTATATAGTGATATCATTCCATTATTAAGAGGTGGTAATGGTAGATACGAAGTAAAAACAACGACCGGTAAAAATTATGATGAACTTTAACTTAGACAATCTTAGTGAAATTATTGATGAGGTTTTAACAGAATTTTGTGTTACATATCCAATTCCAAATTTTCAGAACAAAGAACAACTAGAACATTTAAAAAATGTATTAGAACAATTCGGTGCAGCAACACTAACCGATGAGCAATTAATGGAAGCTATTAGTTTAGCACCTAAGAAATTTACATTAGAAGCACCTAAGAAAGATGGTACTGACCCAAAGTTAGCAGCAATCTTAAAAAAGAAAGTAAGAAATGCAGATACAGGTAGAGATGTAACAGTTGCATCGGCGTTAAATTATAAAGACCAAAAAGGTGCAGGAGCAAGGTCAGCATATCACGCAGCAGCTGCAATGTTAAAAGGGGCTGGGTATAGTGAAAAAAATGTGGATATGATAGATGACCCTAATCCGGAAGAACCACAATATTATGCTAAACCAAAACCACAAGTTACTCCACAAACAAAGGTAACACCACAACAAAAACCACAACCACAACAACAGGCTCCAACGGCAACACCAACTAAAAAAACAGCACCGGCTCAACAACCTGTTAATGTTAATTTGAGTGGTTCATTAAAAGATGTGTTTGGTAGATTTGAAGATAACAAAAATACTAAAACAAGTAAAGATAATGTAGCAGTTGCTATTAAAAGTGTTTATAAAGAAGTTGATAAATTTATTAAAGATAAAAAAAATCCTAATCAAAAAGATCATATTGCAGTAAAAGCAAGTTTACAAAAATTATTTGGTGGAACAGCGTTAAGTGCAGGTGAAAAAAAGTTATTGGCTAAATACGTTAGAGTGGCAGAACCAACGGATGCAAACCCAAATGCATGTAAAGTATATATTGCACGTCAACCGGGTGTATTTAAAACGGCTGGTGCAGATAAAAGAAGCAGAGTATATGTTGGTGCAAAAGATAAATCAACACCTATAATTGGTGCATTTAGACAATGGGCAACTAAGAATGGTATTCCTGAATTATCAACATCTACATTTGGTGGAAAAAAGACAACCGCTAACCAAACATTTACAGATGATAAAGGAAATACTAGATTACTTAAAGGAGCAGCTAAAGTAAATAAAGATAAAAATGGTGTAGTACAATCAGTTAAGATTGGTGGATTAAATATTATAAGATTAGACCCAAATGAAAAAGGAATTAAACCAAACGAAAAGAAATTAAGAGAAAGAAATAATAGAAACTTAGAAGAATATTCTGCTAAGATTGAAGCAAATGATATGGACTTTATTGATATGGATAAAGGTGTAATTCCTGATTCTCCTAAAAATAGAGTAATAGTAATTCAAAATGCTATTAGTGGCATGGCAAATCGTTTTAAAGTATTAGCAGATAAAGCAATGATTGGTGATAAAGAAACGTTAGCATTAATTACCGTATTGGATAATTTTAGTAAAAGAGACCCAAACAAAAATCCGAAAGAATGGTTAAAAGATTTTGAACATATTTTATCTAAGGTAGCAAACCATGAGGGTGAACCATCACTAAGAGAAGGATGGGCAAACTACGCAGAAATATTTGTAGCAATTAAGGAAATGCAAGATAATGGTAACGGAACAGAACATGGTAAGTGTGCATTACTACCACAATCACAAACATTAGAAACGGTGGATGTTATTACGATTAGTGATGGTATGGGAACAAATAGAATCGTAACATTAGATGGTAGAAGTGTTAAGAAAGGTGTTGGGGGTGCAAGTGCATTAACATCAAAAACAAGAAAATCTACATATAAAAATGACCCGAAAGGATTGATTAAAAAGGGTGTAATAGCATTATCAGAATCACATAATGTACCATATGGTTTACCTATGGATCAAAAATTAGCAGACCACAAAAAATTAAACGATACTTATCAATCTGAAATTAAAAAGAAAGCATTAGCATTAAATGTAAAGCCTGCATTTATTAAACAAATGGAAGCAGAAATGAAACCAGGTGGTAGAGCAGCTAAAAAAATAGCATCTGCATTAGGTGGTATTGTATTAGAAAGAACTAGAGCAGGGTTACCTATTGATAAAGATACATTAGCTAAAATTAAAATGCGTTTAGAATCATATTATATCTATACTAATTTGGCACATGAAGCATATAATGAAAATGTAGATGTACAAGATTTTGCAAATGATTCGGTTTTATCACAAAAAGAAGATAGGGGTGGTGGAAAATTAGTTAAAGCAGGTGAAATTGCAATTGATAGTTCAAATGGTATTGATATAATCGCATACCCACAATCTGAATTTAACATTGGATTTACATTAGATGGTAAAAGTAAAAATCCTGGTGCAGGTAGATTTCATAATGCACCTAAGAGACAATAATGAAGACACAATTACTTTGTACTTTTAGTACAAAAACAGATGTAAAGAATCACTTAGAATTAATTAAAAGCAATTATACGTTAGCTTATAACTACATCTATGTTCTTCAAAACAAAAACATTCCAAATGAATTATTTGTAACGTACAATGTAGTAGTAGAAAATGAACAACCAAACTTAGAAATGAAAACTATTTTAGTTCATAGAAAAAAACAAAGTAATACATTATATACAATTAATGCATTGAACAATGTTATTATGGAAGCGACTGGTGGACAATTGGATAATAAATTTGAAGTTGATTGGGAAAAATATAGAAATTGTATATTAGTAACAAATACCGAAGGTGTAAAAAAAATATACACTAGAGTATTTGATGTAATAGATTTAGCAAAATAATATGATTAAGTTAAAAAATATATTAAAAGAAGACCTTCGTAAATGGTTTGGTAAAGGTGGAGAAGGTTCGGCTACCGGTGGTGGCTGGGATAGATATAATAGTAAAGGAGAGAAAGCAGGTAAGTGTGGAGATAGTGAGAAAGGTGATGCATACGCAGCATGTTTATCAAAAGAGAAAGCAGCAAAGTTAGGTAAAGATGGTATTGCATCATTTGTAAAAAGAAAGAGAGCAGCACAATCTGATGCGGGTGATAGTAAGAAGGGTGGTGAAAAAAGTAAAGGACAAAAACCTACATTTGTAAAGACAGGAGCTAGTGAAGCATTAGAAGAAAAACTAAATTTATTTTTAGAAAAAAATGTTCCAACTGATCCAGGTAAATGGGCAGCATCCGTAGCGGCAGCTAAACGAAAATTTGATGTATATCCATCAGCATATGCAAACGGATGGGCAGCAAAAAATTACAAAAGTAAAGGTGGTGGTTGGAAAACGGGTAAGTAAAATAATAAGTTATGATATATTGGTTTACAGGACAGCCTGGTAGTGGAAAAACTACTATGGCTAATTGGATGGAATCTCATTTAATACATAAAGTTATCACTATTGATGGTGATGATATTAGAGATGTATTTCAAAACAAAGATTATTCAGAGGAAGGTCGTAGAAAGAATATAACTAATGCACAAACATTAGCTAAATTCTTACAACACAAAGGCTACAACGTAGTGGTATCATTAGTTTCACCATACAAAGACCAAAGAGATAAATTCAAAGAAGAAATGGGTGAAAACCTAATAGAAATTTATGTTCATACTTCAAATGAAAGAGGTAGAGAAGGATTTCACGTTTCTAATTACGAAGCACCTACTGAATTTTATATTGATTTAGATACTACAAATGAAAGAGAAATAGATACTTTCAAAAAGCTCCGTAAAGATTTGGGAATATAAAAATAAAATTGTAAATTAGAGTTATGAAAAGAAAATACGCAATGTTCATCGGAAGATGGCAAACTTGGCACGCAGGACACGAATGGTTAATTCGTCAACAATTAGACAAAGGAAAAGATGTTTGGGTAGCAATTAGAGATGTACCGGAAGATGAAAGTAATCCTAAATCAGCTTATAAAGTTATGATGGATTTAATGGAAGAACCATTTTTTCAAGAAAACATAGATAAAATTTTAGTAAGTATTATTCCTGATATTGAATCAGTAAACTATGGTAGAGGTGTAGGGTATGAGGTTATCAATCATCCACCACCTGCTGATATTGAATTGATAAGTGGAACTAAAATTAGAAAAGGTTATATGGACACTGATGGAGATGTTATAGAATATGCCGTTGATTAAGAGACATATTGCAAAAACCATATCATATCGTATTGTAAGTACCTTAGTTGGATTTTTATTAATGTGGTGGATAAGTGGTTCAATTAAAGTAGGTGCTGCATTTGGGGTAGCAGAATTGATTTACAAACCTATTCAGTATTATCTACATGAAAGAGTTTGGTATAAATGGATTAAGTACGGATTAAAAAAATAAGTTATATGTCAGATATAAAAGAAGCAGTAAACGGACCAGCATATTATGGTGGTATCGATAACCCATATGAGGTAATAAAGGTATGTGAAGCATGGGGATTAGACAAAGATGCATACCTATTCAATGTAGCAAAATACATAGCAAGGGCCGGAAAGAAGGACCCAGCAAAAGAACTAGAGGATTTAAAGAAAGCAGTTTTTTACCTAGAAAGAAGGATAAAATTACTCTCTAAATAATTTGGTAGTTTCAATAAATTATCGTATCTTTATTGTATAGGAATTAAGAAAATCGATATTTATACGTGAGATTAAATCGCGATAATCTTAAAACTTAAAAACAAATTTTTAAAACTTAAAAACAAAACAGCATGAACATTAATGCAATCAAGCAACGTCTTAATTCGTTGCAAAACACTTCTAAGAAAACGGACTCATTGTGGAAAACCAAACCTGGAAAGTACCAAGTTCGTATCGTACCTTACAAATTCAATAAGGAAAATCCTTTCATTGAATTGTTATTTCACTACAACATTAACAACAAAACCTATTTGAGTCCAGCTTCTTTTGGAAGACCTGACCCAATTTTAGAGTTCGCAGAAAAACTTAAGAAATTAGGTGATACTGAGAATTGGAAAGCGGGTAAAAAAATGGAGCCAAAGTTAAGAACATTCGCACCGATTATCGTAAGAGGTCAAGAAAACGAAGGTGTTAAATTTTGGGGATTTGGTAAAACTGTTTATCAAGAGATTTTAGCTATTGTAGCTGATCCTGATTATGGTGATATTACCGATGAAACAAATGGTAGAGATATTGTTATTGAAATCGTAGAGGAAGCGGGTAAAACATATCCTGAAACTCGAATCAGAGTGAAACCAAATGTATCGTTATTACATGATACTCCTGCAACTGCAGCTAAATTATTAGATGAACAAACTGATATTACAGACATCTATTCCGAATTATCTTATGCAGAATTAAAGACTGTGTTAGAGAATTGGTTAAACCCAACAGCAGCAATTGAAGAAGAAAATCCAACTCCTTCGGTAACACAACAAACATTAGCTCCTCAACCAAAGAAAGTTGAAGAACAATTAGTAACTAAAGATGCAGCACCTGAAATTGGTGGTACAGGTTTAGTTAATGATTTACCTTGGGATGATGACGATATTACTGCACCAGCACCTAAAGTAGATGTGGCAGCAGCATTTGATGACTTATTTAACTCATAATTATTATGGCAAAAGTAGACTTAGCAACTCAAATTGCCGATAGTCTTAACAAAAAGTGGAAAGACCAAAAGGTAGCTTTCTTCTTGGATGATGATTCCGATGGGGCCCCAACCAATGTACCGGGTTGGGTTTCCACTGGAACAGCAATGTTAGACGTAGCAATTTCGAACAGACCTTATGGGGGATTACCCGTAGGAAGAATTACCGAAATCACCGGTTTAGAACAAAGTGGTAAATCACTTTTATCAGCACACGTGTTAGCTGAAACACAAAGACAAGGTGGGGTAGCAGTATTGATTGATACTGAGACTGCGGTAAGTAGAGAGTTCTTTGATGCAATTGGAGTAGATGTAACTAAACTATTATACGTTTCAGTAGACACGGTTGAGGATATTTTTGAAACAATTGATACAATTATTGAACAAGTTCGTAAAGGTGATAAGGATAGATTAGTTACAATCGTAGTCGATTCAGTAGCAGCAGCATCAACTAAAAAGGAGATGGATGCTGATTATGATAAAGATGGTTACGCAACTGATAAGGCAATTATCATTTCAAAAGCAATGAGAAAGATTACAAATGTAATTGGTAGACAAAGAATCTCCGTTGTATTTACTAATCAACTTAGGCAAAAATTAGGTGTGATGTTTGGTGACCCTTGGACTACATCGGGTGGTAAAGCATTAGCATTCCACGCTTCGGTTCGTATTCGTTTAAAGAATATGGGACAGATTAAAGCAGGTGAGAGAATTATTGGTATCAAAGTAAGAGCACAGGTTATTAAAAATAGATTAGGACCACCATTACGTTCAGCAGATTTTGATATATTCTTTGATAGAGGTATTGATAATTTCGGTGGATGGTTAAAGGTGATGAAAGATAACAAATTAGTTAAGCAAGGTGGTGCATGGTACGAATACATTGACACTGATACTGGTGAAGTTATTAAATTCCAATCAAAAGATTTTATTCAGATGATGGGAGTTAGGGATGAATTAAGAGACCAAATTTATAGAAAGATTTGTGAATCAACAATCTTACAATATAAGAAGGAAGGAATTGATCCGGATGAAATTACATATGATAGTGGTGGTGAAATACCAGAACCAGATATCGAAACAGAATAAAGGTTTATGAACGAAACATACAAAAAGTTACTAAACGAGGTAGAGAAAGACCATCAGCAATTAGGAAAAGAAAAGGTATTAATTGTTGATGGTCTTAATACCTTTATAAGAAGTTGGACAGTAAATCCTACTATGGATGATAACGGAGACCATATTGGTGGTATCGTTGGATTCTTAAAAGGAATTGGTTTTGCTATTAGAGAACAAAATGCAACTCGTTGTATTATTGTATTTGATGGTAAAGGTGGTTCTAAAAGTAGAAAGGATTTATATAGTGGTTACAAAGAAAATAGAGGTAACAATAGATTTAGAGTGAATAGAGCCTACGCAGATTTGATGAACAAAGAAGAAGAGGGTGTATCTATGAAACGACAAATGATTGGTTTAATCGAACTGCTAGAGTACCTACCTGTGGAAATAATGTTATACGATAACATCGAAGCAGATGATGTTATGGGCTATATTGCATCACAACTTTTAAAAGAGGATGAATTGGCAGTTATTATGAGTGCCGATAAAGATTTCCTACAATTAGTAAATGAAAGAGTCACAGTTTATTCCCCAACAAAAAAGAAAGTTTACGATACAAAACTTGTTTTGGATGAGTATGGTGTTCATCCCTCAAATTTTATGGTTTATCGTACTCTTGATGGTGATAAGTCCGATAACATTGATGGTATTCCTGGGTGTGGGCTTAAAACTATTGTTAAGAGATTTCCGGAGGTGGTTGCAAAAACGGAACTTACCATAGATAAAATGTTTGAACTATGTGAACAACGTAAGAGTGAAAATAAATTCTATGATAAGATTTTAGATGGTAAAAAAATAATTGAAAGAAACTATAAATTAATGCAATTATCCGATCCAGATATACCAACAAATAAAAAATTAACAATTAACCAAAAATATTTGGATAATTCAGCAAAATTGGATAAATTAGGATTCATTAAAAAGGCAATGGGAATGCGAACTATTAATTCATTCGGTGATGTTAATAGTTGGATTCAAAGTACATTTGCAAAATTACATAAATAAAATTAAAATGGCAAACAAAGAAAGATTAGCACAACCATTGGGAGATAGAGTTCTCCTATTTGAAGAACAAAAAGAAGCAGAAACATCAGCAGGTGGTATAATTTTACCTGATAGTGTTAGAACTGAAGATGTTAGAGTTGTAAAAGTAGTTGCAGTAGGACCTGGTATCTACACACAAAGTGGAACATTAATTCCAATGAAAGTAGAAGAAGGTGACCAGGTAATTATTCCACCTTATCATAACGGAACTGAAATTAAATTAGAAGGTAAAAAATATATGCTAGTAAGAGAGTCAGAACTCTTAATGGTAATTAGATAATCAAAAACAAACATGGAGGAAACAACCTATGAAGTGTCTTAAGAGCAACAAAACAGGAAACATTATTAGAGTAAGTGATAGAGAAGCTTACAACGCAACGAGTGAATGGAAATTTATTCCTAAATCGGAGTGGAAAGAATACAAAAATCCTAAGAAAGAAACAAAAGAAAAAGAGAGTAAATAATGAATGCAGTAGATACATTAGAAAAATTTGGTGAATCATACCAATCTAAAGTCATAGCTGCATTATTATCGGATTTACCTTTTCTTAATCAAGTTTCTGAAATTACAAACAAAGATTATTTTGAGAGTGAACAAGATAAGTGGATTGTAGAATCGATATTAGATTATCAAGCAAAACAATTCGCCGCACCAACATTAGACGTATTTAAAGTTAAGTTGGCATCATTGGGAACTGATACTCAAAAGAAGCAAATCATAGAAAGAATAAAACAAATCTATGATGTATTCGGTAGTGAAGATATGGAGTTTGTAAAAACCGAATATATTAAATTCTCAAAGTTTCAAAAATTAAAAGCCGCAATATTTCAATCAGTAGACCTAATCAAATCCGAAAAGAGTTGGGATGAGATAGGAGTTGTAGTTCAGAACGCATTAAAAGCGGGAATGGAAAACAACTTAGGCCATGATTACTATAAAGATATTGCAGCTCGTATGGAAGTTACAAAGAGAAGTTCAGTACCTACCGGTTGGAAACCAATCAATGATTTAATGGATGGTGGATTAGGACCTGGTGAATTAGGAGTAATTGTAGCACCGAGTGGAGTTGGTAAAACTTGGGTATTGTGTAAAATTGCAGCCGATGCAGTAAGAGCAGGTTACAATGTGATGCATTATACTTTAGAGTTATCCGAAATTTACGCGGGAACAAGATACGATACTATTATGACTGGTATTCCTTCTAATGAATTAAGAGATAGAAAGGAAGAGGTTGTAGCTAAACTTAAAAACCACAAAGCAAATTTGATGGTTAAATATTATCCGCCGAGAGGAGCAAGTGTTAAAACAATCAAAGCACATTTAGATAAGTACAAAGGATTTGGGTTTAAACCAGATTTAATTATCATAGATTATGCAGATTTGTTAAAACCTGTAAACAAAAGAGATAGTACATATGCAGAATTAGGTGGAGTGTACGAAGAAATCAGAGGATTGAGTGGTGAGTTAGGTGTTCCAATTTGGACAGCATCACAAACTAATCGTTCAGCAATTGATTTTGAAGTTATCCAAGCTGATTCAATCGCAGATTCTTATGCAAAAGTAATGACATCAGATTTCATTATGAGTGTAAGTAGAAAAGCAAAAGATAAATTAAGTAATACTGCTAGATTTCACGTTATGAAAAATCGTTTTGGAGCAGATGGTTTAACCTTCCCGGCTAAAATGGATACAATGATTGGACAGATAGATGTATTCGAACCAACATCAGCAGATGGGGTGATGACACAGAAAGAATCTAGTAATGGTGGTAACTTAGAAAAGAAACTTTTACATAAAAAATATATAGAAAATATGGGGTAGTAAATATAAAACAATGTGGAAAAAAATATGAAAAAAAGTGTATTTTTTTATTAAAAAAATGGTGCTATATATGAATATACCCATAATTATAAATACATTTCACACTTTTATCGAAAAAAGTTTTATTTATTAACCTTACAAAATTACAAAAAACAATGGACATTTCACAAAGAATCCTTTCGGATATTACGGTTTACATGAAATACGCAAAATTTCAACCTGAATTAAAAAGGAGAGAGACATGGGAAGAATTGGTTACGAGAAATATGAATATGCATATTAAAACGTACCCACAATTAGAAGAAGCAATCAGAGAAAACTATAAGTTCGTTTATGACAAAAAATGTTTACCATCAATGCGTTCAATGCAGTTCGCCGGTAAACCAATTGAGATGAGTCCAAATAGAATTTACAATTGTGCATTTGCACCGATTGATGATTGGAGAGTATTTTCTGAAATTATGTTTTTACTTTTAGGTGGAACAGGTGTAGGATATTCAGTACAATCACATCATGTTGATGCATTACCTGAAATTAGAAAACCAAATGCATCTAAAACACGTAGATTTCTTATTGGTGATTCTATTGAAGGATGGGCAGATAGTATTTCAGTATTAGTAAAATCATATTTCTTTGGTGGAAGTAAACCTCAATTTGATTTTAGAGATATTAGAGCAAAAGGTGCACGATTAATTACGAGTGGTGGTAAAGCACCAGGACCTCAACCTTTAAAAGAATGTTTGATTAAGATTGAAGGTATTTTTGATGCTAAAAAAGATGGTGATAAATTAAAACCAATTGAAGTACATGATATTGTTTGCCATATTGCAGATGCAGTATTAGCGGGTGGTATTCGTAGAGCAGCTTTGATTAGTTTGTTTAGTGCGAGTGATGAACAAATGATTAGTTCTAAGAGTGGTGCATGGTGGGAAACAAATCCACAAAGAGGTAGAGCAAATAACTCAGCAGTTTTAATGAGACATAAAATTACTAAAGAATACTTTATGGACTTGTGGAAAAGAATTGAAGCAAGTGGAGCAGGTGAACCTGGTATCTATTTATCAAATGATAAAGATTGGGGAACTAATCCTTGTTGTGAGATTGCATTAAGACCTTTCCAATTTTGTAATTTATGTGAAGTGAATGTAAGTGATGTGGTTGACCAGGATGATTTAAATGCAAGAGTTAAAGCAGCATCATTTATTGGAACATTGCAAGCAGGTTATACTGATTTCCATTATCTTAGACCGATTTGGCAAAGAACAACTGAAAAGGATGCATTGATTGGTGTATCTATGACAGGTATCGGTAGTGGTGCAGTTTTGAAAATGGATATGAAAGAAGCAGCAAAAGTTGTAAAGGTAGAAAATGCAAGAGTAGCAGATATTTTAGGTATCAATCATTCTGCAAGAACAACAACAGTTAAACCTGCAGGAACAACATCATTGACTTTAGGAACAAGTAGTGGTATTCACGCTTGGCATAACGATTATTATATTCGCAGAGTAAGAGTTGGTAAAAATGAATCAATGTATAATTATTTAGTATTGAACCATCCTGAACTTATCGAAGATGAATATTTTAGACCACATGATACAGCCGTAATTGGTATTCCTCAAATGGCTCCTGCAAATGCAATTTTTAGAACTGAATCTCCTATTCAATTATTAGAGAGAGTTAAAAAAGTTCATCAAGAATGGATTAAGCCAGGACATAGAACCGGAAGTAATTCTCATAATGTATCTGCAACAATATCTATTAGAGAACATGAATGGAAAGCAGTAGGTGAATGGATGTGGGAAAACAAAGATGCATATAATGGTTTATCAGTATTACCTTACGATGGTGGAACTTATATTCAAGCACCATTTGAAGATTGTACTAAAGAAAGATACGAAGAATTAATGAAAGTTCTGCATGATGTGGATTTATCGCAAGTTATTGAGTTAGAAGATAACACAGATTTAAGTGGTGAGTTAGCATGTGCAGGGGGTGCGTGTGAAATTAAATAAAGATGATAAGACATTATATTATTTGGAAAATGGTAAAGTGGTGTTCACTCCTGAGTATCACCTTCAACGAGGTGATTGCTGTGGGAGTGGGTGCCGCCATTGTCCATATATTCCAGTTGGTATAAAAGGAAATAAACAATTAAAAACAAAAAAAGATGGTAGTAGTTAAAAAATTTGGAGCAACATGGTGTGGACCTTGTAGGGCATTGGCTCCAGTATTAGTGCAGATTAAAGAAAGTTTTAGTGCTAATTCAAATGTGAAGTTTGAAGAATACGATGTAGATGATTTCAATGAACAAGTTGTAACATATGGTGTAACATCAGTTCCAACAATCATTATTGAAAAAGATGGTGAAGTGGTAGAACGTTTCACCGGATTAAGTTCTAAGATAGCATATGTAAATGCTATAAATGAAGCTATAAAATAATAGGTTTTATTAAATAATTTTCGTAAATTTAGTTATATGTATTTAGATTACTTTGACCAATTCAAAAATATGTCACCATACCTGTATATCAATGCAGAACAATGGAAACATATTCAAACCACATTTGAGAAAGCAGATGTGTGTGAATCCTTAGCAAAATTAGCTATGGAATATCCCCTACCTTATCAAGAAATTAGTGAGGATGATGCCCGTAAAGAATATATGGCATTAAAGAAAACGAGATGGAACGAATTATTGAAAGATGATGAGTGGTTCATTCGTAAAGCGGGTGATAGTAAATTCGGATTAGGATTCGAAGGTAAACAATTGTATTTTAGACGAGTTAATACTGGAAATCAAGCATCAAACTATTTTCAACAAGCGAATAGATGGGGTGTAGATGGAACGGTATCTCCTGGTCCCGATAGAACTTGGAGAACATATGAGTTTATGGTTACTCTAATGGGTGCAATGTACACATTAAAATTTGATGAAATTGATAGAGGTAGTTTAAGAGTAGCTTTATCTTTACGAAAATATATTTGTTCTCAGTTCAAACCAAATGTAGCAAAAGCATTATACGATTACTTTAAAGCAGAAACCGTATTAGATTTTGCAGCAGGTTGGGGAGATAGAATGTGTGGTTTTTATGCGAGTGAATACGGAAAACATTATGTAGGTATTGACCCGAGAAAAGAAAACCATCCAATTTATAGACAACAGGCGGAGTTCTATGAAAAGAATAATGGATTCTTTGAATTGGAAAAGAAAGCTGATTTTGTGGAGAGTCCAGCTGAAGATTTTGACTATGCTGGATATGATAACTATTTTGATATTGCTTTTACAAGTCCTCCTTATTTTAGTGTGGAAAGGTATTCATATGATGATACACAAAGTTGGGTTAGATATAAAACAATTGATGAATGGAACGAACAATTCTTACACAAAGCATTAGGAAAGATTTGGAAAACACTTAAAAAAGGTGGTGTTCTAATTGTAAACATTGCAGATGTGTATGCTTCATCAAAAGGAACGGATAAAGGGTATAGAGCAATCACTACTCCTATGAACGAATTCTTGGAGCAACAAGAGGGAGCAGAATATTTAGGATGTATTGGTATGGAAATGGCTAAAAGACCTGGTAGTGCAGGTGCAGGAGCAATTATAGAGGGTGATGAAGGAAGATACACCGAAGAAGCATTAGAAAAGGCAAGAGAAGCAGCAGATAAAACATTTTGTGAACCAATGTGGGTATGGAGAAAAAATTAAAAGTATTATATACAAATGGAGATTCGGTTAGTTGGGGTTCAGAATTAAAGGACAGAACTAACCGATTCTCTACATTGTTAGCCAAAGAAAAAGGTTTGGTAGATTTCAATGTAGCGAGCAGTGGTATATCCAATGATAGAATTTATAGAAATACTTTAAGAGATTTATGTAAATTTGTTAATGGTGAGCCAATTTACAATGAGGAATTAGGGTATGTTAAAGTAGATGAGATGTTTGTATTAATTTCATTTACTGCACCTACTAGATTTGATTATTTTGATGGTGATGTATTTGTAAATGAAAGATTATGGACACATAAGGATAAATGGGGTACAATCGATGAGAATAGATTGACGGATAGTAAGTATGTAATTCATCAAACTAACCTAACTCCCTCATTACTAAGGGTATTTCAGCAAATATTATCTCTTAAATCATTTTGTGAAGCAAATAAAATACCTTATCTTTATATAAATGCATTCTTTGATTATGATGAAGATGAAATTTTAGTTCTAAATAAAGATATCAATACTGAAAAGGTGGCAAAACAATTTGATGATATCAACGATTACTTTGGTTTAGTAGATTTATGGAAGCAAATTCCACAAAGTTTTAAGGATATAAACTTAACAAAATATCTAAAAGGGTTTAAGGATGATAGTATGTTTGAAGAAAGAGGACATCCATCAACAAAAGGTCATATGGAAATAGTAAAATTATTAAAAGATAAAATTTAAAATATGTTACATAAAGAACAATATAGAATATACTCACCGGCACATGGTAGTGAGTTCCCATCTGAAAAATATATCTCAGAAAAGACTGGTAAGCCGGTTAACGTAGCATATTTTTCAAACAATGTAATTTTTGAGGAAAGTGTTATTCCATATTTGAAAGAGAAAGGTTTAATTTGTGTACATGAAAAACGTACATATTATGAACCAACTGATTATAGTATTACCGCGGTATATGAATATATGCATGGTGAAGATTGTATTCATATTGGTTTTTCAAATCGTAATGATTCATATCCTGGTGAAGAGATAGATAGTGAGGAAGAAATTTTGAAAGCAAAGCAAGCACCTTTGAAATTATGGATTCAATCAACGTGTGAGTTATCTAAAGTGTTTGACTTATTTCCTGAGTTGAATAAGTTTGCTAAGAAAGATATGAAAGGTAAGATTCATTTATTGAAATCTACATCATATGGATTTGAAACTGAAGCATTTGATTTGGGTAAACCAACAATTGATTTAGATTTGAATTATGGAACTGGGTTTAGTGATATGCACAATAATATTGTTGATACTATTCAAGGTAAAAACGATAACAAAGCTAAGTTGGTACTATTACATGGATTAGCTGGGACGGGCAAAACAACCTATCTCAAATATTTGGCACACGAATTGGGTAAGAAGGTATTATTTTTACCACCTGTTATGGCAGAAAGTATTGTTAATCCAGATTTTGTTCCGTTCTTAATGGAGAACAAAGATTGTGTTTTGATTATTGAAGATGCTGAGAAAGTAATTGGTGATAGACAAAATAGTGGTAGTTCAGTTGGAGTTTCTAATCTATTGAATTTAAGTGATGGTATCTTAGGTGATATTTTAAACATACATGTAATTGCTACTTTTAATATGGATAAGGAAAAGATTGATAGTGCATTATTGAGAAAGGGTAGATTGATTGCTGAACATAAATTTGGTAAGTTATCATTAGAAGATACACAAACTTTATTAAAGAAGTTGAATAAACAAACTGAAGCTAAAGAGGGGATGACATTAGCCGAAATTTATAACATTGATAACCAACAAGATAAGAGTAAGGATGAAAGAGCAACGATTGGTTTTACTAGATATTAATATATATAACTGATTGATACTCAGTAAGTTATACCAAACTACCTTAAATATTTGGTAGTCTAAATAAATTGTTGTATCTTTAAGTAGAAAGTTCATTGAAATATTGGGGATGCTTTGGAATTGATTGCAATGAGAATTGTAGTATCACACGTGGAGAGAAGTGCTAGTTCTCCTTAAATCTGCACAAAACAATAACTGACGAAATGTCAACTATGACCTTTGATTCCTTAATGGATTTCATCGGTGCCGATTACGCTGTAGCAGCATAATTACTCCCGTACACATCATGGGACAATTAAATAGAATGTGAAAATAAGTTTACCGAAACTTTAAATCGGTTGGTGGTAACGTTGGACTAACCATCCGACCCCAATTCTTTTGAAAAGTTAGTAAGATTAAAACTTTATTCTAAACGTGTGACATGCTGGTATTATAATTACTTTGTAAGACAAGGGTTCGACTCCCTTCATCTCCACCAATATCGCGATGTAGTAGCAGAGGTAGCTCGCTAGGCTCATAACCTAGAGGTCGGAAGTTCGAATCTTTCCATCGCAACAAATGTTAGGGTTGAAGCCATCAACTAATAAAACCGATTGAGTGACGTACGCAGTACGGAAGAAAGCCGGACACTCTAACAAAATAATCCCCAAAGAAATTTGGTAGATTGAAAAACATATCGTATCTTAGCTATATAAGATTGGAACTTATAGGTGATGAAAGATACTCGGTATTCAATCTTAGGAAAAAAAGTTTAAATATATTTGGTAGTTTAAAAAAATTATCGTATATTTATAAAACAATGGGGTAACAACCATTAAGTTCTTTAAATTATTAAAATCTTTACATAGTAGACTTGTTCTACATAGTAAACATCGGCCGCATATGGTCGTTAAATAAACTTGGAAACAAGGATAAAGTGAATATATTAAGTGATATGTTTGCGGCTCCTTCCCCGTAAGGGAGAATAGCTTAAGTATGCAAGTGGGATATTATTTGGGCTTTGTAAGTGGGGGTAACACTACCATTGAAGAGTTTGAGTAACTGGGGTATTGTAGATACTTTAGTTGAGGTGGGAACACCAATAAGAATAACCCATAGAATATCAGTAAGAAGTGTAGACTTAATCCCTCTACATCATTGCGGTATTCATTATTAGAGTGGTCTTAACATCAAACTATACGAAAGGTAGTAAGATAAGACTGTGTACAGGTGGTGCTGTTACTATCCTTTTATGAATTATACCAATAATCATAAATGAAGATGACTCAAAATAACGCAGTAGGGATATTGCATCGAGTAGTATAGTATTTCGTTGTTCAAAAGATAACGGAGCTGGTGGCAAACCACTACTTGAATCATTCTACAAAACTAAAACTCAATTTTTATCTCAGGTATAAAAACTACAATTAAAAATTAAGCTTAAGTGTTTGCCAGTTATAGACGAAAGGTGTGTACATAGTTAAGAGCTGTTCTTAGCCACGATACTTCCGCAAGAAGTCTGTGATTCTTTCGAAAAACTTCTAATCCCGCAAGGATTAATTAGGCCGATAGGTTTAAAGAAGCGTAGTAAAAAGAGAGTAGTTTATAACTCAAAGATTGG